AATAAAAATATTAAGAGTAACTTTAAGATACCAGAAGACAGTATTTTTGCTAAGAATTCTGAGTACTTCTTGAAACATGCGGAGCAATACGCATACTTTAAGTCTGGCAGAAATGATAAAGGGGTGGCTCTAAGTGGTACTACTGATGCAAATACTCAAGGACTATTTGCAAGTTCTCCCAACGGTGGAATTGGTACTACTATAATCCACGAGGCAATCCATCCTTTAGTAGTAGAACTTACCAAGCTGAGAGACATGGGGGACTTAGACAAGCATTCCAGTATTAGTCGTAGAACTTTAGAATTAAGATCTATGGCGTATAGGGGTACAGATGAGTACAGAAATCTAGATATAGAAACAAAAAAACAGATTAATAAACTTCTAGGCGCTATCGGCTCTGGTTACGATAATAGAGATGTAATTGAAGAGTATATGGTAAGGGGTATTACTCAGAACTCTATGCGTCCTGAAGGTTCTAAGCCTTCTGACTGGGCTCCTAAGTTCCTTCAGAATGCTATGCCTAAAGTTTTTGAAGATATGGATAGGTTGGCAGTTCCCGCTCTGAATAATTTAGGAGATGAAGCAAACATTCTTTCTAATATTTTTTCTAGTTTCAAGGATGAAGTTGTAAATTCAACCGAGTTAGAAAAGGTAAGAGCTAGACATAATGGACCTCAAGGCTCCCTTAGAAGAAAGGTTCTGGGGGACAGACTGTATCAGAAAGATAGCTTACGCCCTTTCAATCAAAAACTTTTCTTAGTGGGTGAAGAGCTAGTTAAACTACTAGGTAACTTACTAAAAAATCTTAAAAGTACTTTGGGTCCTGCAGCTTTGACAGGTGGGGCACTTTATGAAGGCTGGAATAACATACAAGATGCTAAAAAGTCTGATATGTATAAAGAGCAGGATAAAGAGTGGCAGGCTTATCAGGCTTGGAAGGCGGGCAGTCCTTTCAAGGATGATGTAGTAAATCAACCTTTAGGCTCTTATGGCCCTACAGCTTCAGAGCTGCAAGAGGGTAATGTTTTAGAAATGTTCTGGAACATGGGTTTAAGAATAGGGGAGAAGATCAACGAGGCCTTAGGTATTACAGACCCTACAGGTTCTATTGACAAGATGAAAGTTCCTCAAAAGTTTGAGAATACTAATCCTTATTCTGTGGACGCAGATAGTGTTATAGGCCAAAAATTGGAGCAAATAGTTTTAAATGACCTACCTTACGAAACCAAAATCGCAGTAGCTAATTCAATTATTAACGCGGGTAATGGACAGGGAGGATCTACTAAAGTTGAGGTGGTTAACCCTAATGATATAAAGACCGACCCAATTGTACCACCTGGCCAGCCTGTACCTATAGCTAACCCTAAGGGGGACGCTACAGTAGATAAAATGAGTTATGATTTAAGACAGTCTATGGCTTCTAATCTTCATACTCAAATTATGAACGATAATATGAATGCTAGATCTCTGATCACCAATTCATTGGCTACAGTAGGGTCTAACTTAATGAGCTCAGCGATTGGTTCAATGTTTGGCTTATCGGCAGCAAATGGAGCAGTATGGAAAGGCGGCTTTAGAGCTTTCGCAAATGGTGGAGTAGTTAAACAGCCTACTCTAGGTTTAGTTGGGGAAGGCAAACATAATGAAGCTATAGTTCCACTACCTGATGGTAGGTCTATTCCAGTAATGGGGTCTACGGGCGGAAATACTGAGAATAATGTTACTGTTAATGTTACTGTTGATAGTGATGGTAATGCTCAATCTAATACAGATTCTGGAATGGACGGAGATAAAGCTAAACAGCTTGGTTACATGGTTTCTCAGGCAGTACAAGCGGAACTAGTAGAACAGCAACGACCTGGAGGACTATTAAGTAGTTATTAATTATGGCAAATTTTAATACAGAAGTAAATATTAACCCAGACAGAGGACTGAAGGCTGATCAGCAGCCAAGGGTCCTCAAAGCCAATTACGGAGATGGCTACGAACAGCGTGTAGCGGCAGGGATTAATAACTTGCCCGAAACTTGGAATTTAACTTGGAAGAACCGTACTACGGCTGATACCAATAAAATAGTTAAGTTCTTAGAAGATCAGGGCGGGGTAACTGCCTTTGACTGGTATCCTACAGGGTATAATATTGCTAGTACTACTACTAGTGCATCTACTAAAAAATTGGTAGATACTACACAGTATTTTACTAATAGATATTTAAATACTACTGTTACTGACTCTGCTAGTCCTGCCAATACTGCGACTGTAACTGCTGTAGATAGTGCTACTCAACTATCATTATCTACAGATATACTGTCTAGTGGCGAATCTTATACTATTTATCCATATAAAAAGTATACGTGTGATAAATGGTCGGTACAGGAAAATATATCAGGATACAGAACTATAACCGCAACATTTACAAAGGTATTTGAACCATGAGTGATAAAATTACAGCAGATGTTCACGGCTTTGAACCCGGAGCAGTTATTGAATTATTTGAGCTAGACCTGACTACAGGCACAGCCCCAGACTCGGAGCCTGTGCTCCGTTGGCACTCGGGGCAGAATGAGAATATGCAGGAAATTGTATGGCAAGGTAATAAGTATGCCGCGTTTCCTATTGAAGCAGAAGGTTTCGAGTTCTCTGGAAAAGGATCTATTCCTAGACCTACTTTAACAGTTGCTAATATTAGTTCTATTATTTCGGGGGTTGTAACTGCGTATGATGATTTAATCGGAGCAAAGGTTACACGAAAAAAGACCTTCGCAAAGTATTTAGATTCTTACTGTTATACAAGCGGCTACCCTGTAGCGGGAGTTTGTACTGGAGAGTCAGGGTCTGATCCCAGTCTTAGTAAGGCAGACTGTTTAGATGCAAATAAGAATGGATCTGCAGGTACTTGGACTGTGTATACACAAACTACTTGTGAAGCTGCATCAGGTCCTGGTATTTGGTACGCTAATGCGATTGCAGACGATACTGCACATTTCGCTGAAGAGATTTGGTATATAGATAGAAAAGCGGTTGAAACTAACACCCATCTACAGTTTGAATTAACAGCGGCACATGACATCCACGGGGTTAAATTACCCTCAAGAACAGTAGTTGCTAACTCATGTCCTTGGCTTTATAAAGGCACTGAGTGCGGGTATTCTGGCTCTAGTTATTGGGACATAAATAATAACAGTACTAGTGCTGCTAATGATGTATGTGCTAAAACTTTTACGGCTTGCGAACTAAGATTCCCTGAATCTGTAGAGAGCCCTTTCGGAGGATTCCCAGGAGCTGGAATCAATATGGGATGAATGAGAAGACATTAGAAGATTTTAGAAAACACACAGAAAGCGAATACCCTAAAGAAGCCTGCGGGTTCATTTTAGGAGTAGGAAAAAAGGAAAGGTACTTTCCTGCTAATAATATAGCAGAATTAGCAGAAGAGCACTTTATTATAGACCCCGTATCTTATGCAGATGCAGAGGATACAGGAACTATATTAGGTATTTGTCACTCGCACCCTAATGAAGGATGTGAGCCTTCAGAAGCAGATAAAGTTGCTTGTGAAACCTCAAACAAGCCTTGGCATATTTTAAGTTGGCCAGGCAATAGATTATACAGTTGGGAGCCTTCAGGGTATGAAGCACCAATAGTTGGAAGGCAGTTCAGTTATGGAGTTTTAGACTGCTGTACTTTAGTTAGAGATTATTATAAAAAAGAGCTAAATATCGATTTTATTTGTGACAGTGGTCAAGATGGCTGGTGGGATAAAGGAGAGAACCGATATTTAGAAAACTATGAAAAGCAGGGTTTTGTAAAGATACTTGATGAAAATGATATTAGAAAACACGATGTCTTTTTAATAAAATTAGTTTCACCTGTACCAAACCATGCAGCAGTTTTTCTCGGAGACGATAAAATATTACATCATGTACACGGAAGACTTTCCAATAGAGAACTTTATGGGGGATATTGGAGAAAGCATACCACGCATCACTTAAGGCACAAATCACTATGTTAAAATCGGTCAAGTTATATGGAGAACTAGCAGAGAAGTACGGGAAAGAATGGTCTTTAGATAT